CCGTACTCACCACCAGCAGCCATACCTGCAGTAACCCCAGCTATTTGTTGGTATCCCATTTGGTGTCTCCTTAAATTAATCCGTTAGTGTTAAAGTTAACTTGTACGTTACCACCAGATGCTCTACGCCATTTTTCTTCTTTGTTAAGTGAAAATAAATTTTCATTAAATCGTTTTTCGTAACGTTGTTCCATTGTTTGATCAAACATGTATGCGCCTAAGTTGTATAAAGCACCCCATACAACTAATCTTTCATTATTATCTCTTAACCAGTTAGATACTTCGTTACCAATATAATATTTAGTTGTTACTGTAGCGTTATACGCTTGAGCTTCTGCAAGTGTTGCAAAACATTTTGTAACAGAAGCAGCAGTAGAAAAGTATAGTGCAGTATCAGTATTTACGCCTGTAAGCGTTAAGTATGGTTGATCAGCATCTGATAAAGCAATTAAATAATTAACAGGTATAACACTATAAAGTGCATTTAATGCAGGTAATCTACGGTAATAATGTATTTCTACTGATGCCCCTACCGCTAATTGAGGGTGAATAAATATTTTACCGTCTTTCCACATCCAATTATAAACAGAATATTTTTCTGAATATAAATCAAAGAAAGTACGTGAGTCAGCAACCTCATTAAATACCTTACTTACATTAGAAGGAAAAGTAGAATAAGATGTACCCGCATTTTCTTGCGCTAATGTTCTAATATAAATAAATTGAGTTAAATCTTCTGGAATAGCAAAAGAAGTGTAAGCGTTACCAAAAGGTAAACCTAAACTATTTTCTCCTGAGTTATCTGCAGATACTACTACATATTCAACAGTAGCTTCTAATGGGGGAATACGTAGTTGTCGATAACATTCGTCAGCAGAATAGGTTAAACAATCCTGAATGACGCTGTCGGGTATAGTTGCTACTTCGGGTTTATTACTCCAGTCTCTTACTTTAGCGACTAAAGCGTCAAATCTAGCTGTTGCCATTTAAATTCCTTATAAAGCTTTTACATTACTTGTTTTTAGTAATGGATAATCTGATTCAATAACTTGTTTTAATTTTCTTAGATTAGCAGGATCCTGCATAAAATCAGGAGCATGTACATCTAATCCATGTTTAGTCAATATATCAATAGCAACAATATCAGGTATAATAGCAAATGATCTATATGTTCTACCATTCTTAGAAATAGTATCTAACTCACGTTGTTGTGCAGCATAGTCTTTATAGTCCTGAACATTTTGTTCTAATTGAAAATTTTTTTCGTCTGTTTTAACAACAAAGCTTTTAGCATTGTTTTCTTGTGATAAAAATCCCATGTGTCCTCTTAATTAATTCCGTAATGCTGTTGAAAAAGCACCATCAATAGTGAAGCAACCATATTCATATAGGATACCTCCAGCAGCATATGCGCTTACTGCGGTTACTACTAATGCACCAGCTGTAGCGTTAGCACCATCATAATATTTGATTTGGCTAATACGTCCACGAGTAACATTAGGTGCTCTATAGTCTGAACCAGCATCTGCGCCATCAGCAGTGGTTGCAATATTAACAACATAGTTATCAGGGATGTATTGACGAGTACCGTCTGTCGCTGTAATTCTTAGAAATTCCATTTGTGTTCCTTGTAATAAAAAAGGAGGAAGATTTCTCTCCCTCCTTGTTTAGGTTATGTAACGATTAAGCGCCAGATAAACCAAAAATCATACCGCAACCTTTAGGATTACGACACTCTAGTGTACCTTCTTCAACGATTTGACCGATGATAGAGTCACCTAATTGACCTAAGTCAACTTCTTGTAAAGGACGTAAAGAGGCAAAGCTAAACCACATTGGATCATATAAGAACGCAGTGAAGTTAGCTGTGTCGTTTAGACCAGAAACAGAAGTGTTAGAGATACCCATAACGTAGTTGGGAACAACCATGATGTCACCGAAGTCAGACATGTAGATCTCAACTGACTGACGAAGCTTACCGTCTTGGTCAATGTTACGGCGAACGTTACCGTCACCAGCATTGCTTGAGCTAGAACCAGCAGACTGTGCTTTAGCAGAGAATACACGGCGGTTAGCGGGAGATAACATTAGCTTAGTAGCTTTACCACCGTTTTCGTAGATGCCTTGCATAACTGTGTCAACGTGTGACAAAGCTAAACTGTTCTTATCAGCACTAGTAACAGTAGTGAAAGTACCAGCAACACCGCCGCCTGGATTAGTAGGAGCAGTATACTCAGCGGTAGTAGTTAACACGTTAAGCGCTGTAGCAGGAGTAGTAGTAGCTGCAGTGTAGTTAACCCATGCTTGGTAACCACCAAAGGTACGAGTACCAGAACCGTTAGAACTGTTCCAGCTGTTAACTAAGTCGAACTCAACGTCACGGCGAAGTTCGGTACCACGCTTTTTAAGTTGATATGCGTATTCGTCAGCAACACCAGCTTGGTCAACGGCACGTTTAGTACCAGTAACAGTAACAGACTTGCTGTTAATCTGAGTGTAATTGCCTAAACGAGTACGATAGGGTTCTGTTGCTTGAGCAGCGGCTTGGGTAGCATAAGAGATACCTTCAGCAACGGCTGTAGAAGCAGGAGCCGCTAGTTCGTCAGTTTGCCATTCGTGAAAGACAGCAGTAGCTTTAGTCTTACCAATAGATGACATGAAAGGGGTTTCATCTCTAGAAATCATAGAGATAAAGTTGGCAAGGTCTTCACGCTCGCCAGCGTTTACTGCATTACCTGTTGCAGCAGAGCTACGTGCAGCAGCCTTAGGGCCGCCTGTAGCAAAAGTTTGAATAGCCATTTTAAATTTCCTTGTAGTGAGTTTGGATTATAATTTTTTGCTCACAGAAGAAATACGTTTTAGAAAATCTAATTCGTCTTGTTTTGATCCTTGACCAGAAAGAACTTTGGAACGGTTAGTGCTAACATTCTGCTGCTCCTTCTGGGAGTTCGAAGTTCCCTTTTTAGAGGGTATCGACTTTACCGATGGTGCTGCTTTACGTTTCACTTCGCCTGTTTCCTTTGCGGTTTTTAGTTTACGATAATCATTAATAAATTTAACTACTACTGGATCATATACTTGATTCAACAATTCCTCAGGTAAGCCTTCTTTAAGGGCAAACTCTCGGATACTTGTAGCAACTTTTTCAGAATAATCAGGGATATAATCCATGATTTTATCTTCATATTCTTTTAATTGCTGTTGTTGATATTCAACTTGATGAGCCTGTAATTGTTCTACTACTGCTGCTGTTTTAGCTTCACGACTATTGCGTGCTGCCCAATACTTTTCTTGCACTGTTTCTAATTGATCTCGTAATTCACGAGCAGTGTATGAGTCACCGTCTTCTCGTGCTTTATCAATTTCGGATTTAACCTTATGATACTCTTTGGCAAGATTAGTTTCAACAGTAGTTAATTCTTGGCTGATTATGGTGCCTAATTGAATTACTTCTTGAAGCTTTTCATTTCTTTCTTGTTCGACCTGTTTCTTCAGTTCGCCTAGTTCACGCCCCTTTTGAGATAGATGTTTATCAGTAGAATAGCCTTTACGGATTTCTTCTAAGGACACGTACTCTGTTTTACCGTCAACGGTTACAGGTACTTGATATTCCCAATCAATATCGTCTTCAGAAGGCAATTCAGAGTTTTGGGTAGACGTATCATCCTCATCTTTACTTTCTTCTTCAGTTGTTGTTGATCCTTCTTCTTCATCTAGGTCAGTTGCAGACTCCTCATCGTTCTCTTTTTGGGCTTCTTCTTCCGATGATTCATCTGGATTTGGGACGCTTAAGTCTTCTTCTGGTAGAGATTCTTTATTCTTCAACCCCAGAATTTCTGCTGCGGGTGAATTACGTAGAATGTCATCAAGACTCTTTGCTTCCAAATCTGCACTATAACTTCCGTCATCAAAGTCCTTGCTCGATACGCTCGAGGCTGGAGTACTGGTAGAGAGATGTTGTAGATTCATAAATTATTTACCTTTGTGTCCAATTAAACTGCTACAGCAGTCTTCTTAGCAGCCTTAGCTGCCGCCATCTTTTTGACAAATGCTTCTTTGTCTTCAGTCTTTGCTTTAGGTTGATCACTAATACGATCAATAACCTCAATAGCACCTTGTAGACTTACTAAGATGGGTGCATAGCGTTGGGCTAAACCCGTACCGCCATTCTCTCCTGATCTAGATAGTTCTCGTAAGATTTCTTCTCTAGAACGAATTAATACTTCTTTAACATTTGAATAATTACTCATTGCCTTCTTCCCCTTCTTGGGATTCCTGTTTTTGTTTGTGCATAAACTGAACGTTTTTGCCGTATCTTTCAATACCAATTAACTTCTCTTTAACAGAGCCTAATGCCATAGCTGTGTGATATAAGAATTCTCTTTCTTTAGAACAATGAGGTTCAGTTTTAAGCCATGTAACAAAGAGATCAGCTAAGATCTCTCCGTATGCATCACCAAAGAATTGCTCACGTTCACGAGTTGAAAACTCAGCCTTTCCAAGAGCTGTTTGAGCATCTCGGAAAGGTTCAATTTTATATTCACCAGTTTCATGGTTCATTTTTGGTTTGACTCTTCTTTCAAACCCATCTTTATATTTATCCATATCTTACTTATTGTGGCATTGCTGCCGCTGGTCCTTGAGGTTGAGGAGTCTCCATACCATTAGGTGGTCTGGAAGCATCTCCATGTGAGTCTGATGTAATAAACTCTTTAGCCATAGCTAAGAGAGATTTAATATCAGGTTGTTTAGGTGGATCAACACCTTCTTTAGCTGCTTGAATATAGATCTTACCCCACTCTTGGTAGGATTTATCTAATGCAACCATTAATTGTTTTGTGTTATCTTGCATAGCATTCTTAGCTTGAACATTAGTCAGATCAATAGTAGCCTGTCTTTGAGCCATATCTAACATCTTAAGTTGTTCTTCTAATTGTTTAAGCTTTTCACCAGCTTTCATTTCATTATCTCTTGACTCTTGAGCCTTTTGTTTAAAGTCAGGAGCCGTATAATCAACAAGAAAATCTAAAGGATCTAAGTCCATAGCTTCAAGCGTCTTACATGCAATACGTACAGCTGCTTCTGGATTAATTGCGCCACCAGCACCTGATTGCATTAATGCAGGTAAAAGCTGTTGACCAACCATAGTCATCTTTTTAACAATATTACTGTTACCGTTCTCACCTACATCCGCATCAATATACATAAGCATATTGTTCGGTAATGTTGATGGATCAACTGATTTGAAGATATCGTTTTGGTCAGTGTATTTAGTTACTTTACCACGAAGCTTAGTTCTCATAGTACGATATACACCATCGCATAAACGTTTAAACCCTGTCTCAGCAAACCTACGTGCCATAAACTGAATACGTATTTGTGCAGCAGACATAGCCTTCTGCATCTTTTCTTCACTGTTACCTGATACATACAGTGTATCATTTAAACCTTGAGCAGCTTTACCCATACCAGTAGCTTGTTCTTTATGAACTTGTAACAATTCTAAAATTGGTACAGTACCAGGACTAATAGTGTCTGGTGTCATAGCAGATACAGCTGTTTGTGGGTTACCATTAGTAGCAATAATTTGTTTAGGCTTCATGTTTTGAAGAGCACTAAAGTCTACTACATTAGGGTCAGCTAACTTAGGTGCATAGTTAGTTAAGTATACATTCTCTACGAAGCCACGAAGAATAGCTGTGGTAGCTAGTGTAGATGGGCGAACCATATCTGCAACACTAAGACCAAAGAATTCATGAGGTACTTCAAAGGGACAAAGAGTTGCTAATGGAATCATATCACAATCTTCTTCAAGTAGGATAGTTGATCCTGCAATAATGAAGTGTTTTAATTCCGCAATACCATCTCCGTCTCTATCCACTCTTAACCAACACTCGATAACAGTTAATTGTCTGTTAGCTTCTGACGGGAATAGCTCCCGTGAATTTCCCCCTAGCCAGTACTCTTCGCCGACTAAACGCTTTCGAGCTGCTTGCTCTTCGGTGTACTTGGTGGCCCAATCATATGACCCATCACCAATAGCGTCCCAATCGATGTTCTCTGCAATATCGGGGAAAAACTTTCTGACCTCAGAACGGGTCATATCAATTTGAATACCTACGAATGCTGCATCATCTAGTGAATGCGCATCCCTTGTAATTCTAAAACATTCTGGATGTACGTTTTTAATAAGCACTCGTGTCTTATTTGTTTTACGTTTTAAACGAACATCCTTGTATACTACCTGAAACTCAGAGTTACCATCAGGGTTTGTTGTTAATTCTTGCTCATAATTAAGGTTTCCTATAATTTCTACATCAGAATCTGACAAAATAAGGTCTAAATTCTCTTGAGAAATAGAATCATATTCTTCAAAATTATAATCAAAATCTTCAATAAACTCCCACCGAACAATACTATTTTTCCACAAAAGAGCTGACTTAACCCATGTATTAAGGATTTCCCAGCCAGGATTTTGTTTAAAGATAGCATAGTTAACTAAGTCAGAAGCTACCTTAGCATGATGGTAGTCTGTGGGTGTTGGTCCAGCAGGAAGAAACCTTGCCAACTTATTGTTGTTAAACATAAGTTCAGCAATAATAGCTGTGTAACCTTCAACAGCCTCTACTGTGTCAGATGAAACAATCTGAGACACACCTTGAGGAGTCAAATGGTACTGTGGCATCATACCATATTCGTATGTAGCCTTTTGTCTTTCACGAGCTAGGTCAGAACTGTTTAAGAAGTCACCAACAGAGTTCATTACACCCTGTTCGATCATAGCTAATAGTTCATTATCACCTACTGGCTCTTTATACCTGTCAGTAAGTCTGATAGGTGTAGTTGTATTATCTGCCATTGTTAACCTTTCTGGGTTACATACATTCAATCAAGGTCAACAATGACCTATTGTGTTAGTGCTACTACTTTGTTCCTTCCCCATGAGTAGCCAACAAGGTTGGACACAAGGGAACTTTGTTTATTACTTATTCTGCCCTCTGATAGCCAAGTATTGACCATCAGCTTCTTTTAATTTACTATCTTGTTTTGGATTAACAAGCTTATTAGGCTTCTGAACTTTAATCAAAGCCTTTAATTGTTCTTTTTCTTTACCACGTAGGTTTAAATCAATAGCCATATTCTTTTACCATTTCACTTTGTTAGCCCAGTATGCCGCTGATAGCGGTCCTTTGGCAATATTACTTGCATGTCTAGCTTTAAAAGATTCTCTACGTTTTTTGTATGATTCAGACTCTCCCTCTTTTTTGGGAGACCCTTGAGTACCTTGTTCACCAAACCTAATAGTTTTAACAGTGTCACCACTCTTAGCAACTACTACGTGACTCTTAGTAGGATGGCTAGGTGTTCTCTTAGGTTGGTTAAACCCAGATACACCTGCTCTCTCTAATCTGGGATCTTTAGCCATTATTTCCCCTTTTTAGCAGTCTTAGCAGAGTCTTTAAAAGCTTTATTAGTAGGAGCCCCTTTAGTTCCAGGCTTCCTCATTTTCTCTTTAGACCCTTCAGCAATCCGTTTTTTCTTAGCATGTATGTTATCGTATAACCCAGCCATTATTAACCTTCAATAACAATAACGTTTGAATATTCCATAACAATATAGTCAGTTGCAGTGTTAATTTGTCCACTGAAAGTAATTTCAAAATCACTATTAGTATCAATGCTTAAATAAACAGGTGAATCTGAAGCAATAGAACCATGACCTAAAGCAGAAAGAGGATTAGATACTTGACGATTTGTTACACCACGATTAGATGTTTGTTTGTCAATAATAGTTGAAAGATTGCTGGATAAACTGGCAGTGTGAATAGCTGTACCACCAAAAGTAATCTTAACTGGTTTGCTGTTAGCAGTATTGTTAGTAGCAAATAAACCTTTGTACATTACTTCACCACTTAAGCCCATTAAGCCACCAGGAACAGTAGTACGTAAAAGATAAATATCAGCGGCAGTAGTCTGAGTATAACCTGAATTGCTACCTGTAACTGCAGCTAATAAAGTAGTAGGAATGTTAGGTTCAAAAGATGCGGCAGGAACATAGCTATTTTGATAGACTGTGCCTACAGTTGTTGAACTCATTACTACCCAGTATAAACCTGCTACACCAGTGCCAGCAAAAGCAGTAGCTGGAAAATACATCCAAGCGCCACCAGCATAAGTAGTTGGAAGAGCAGTAGTTAAAGTAACACCACCTGCAGTAGCAATAGTGCCACTTGAAGGGATGATTACGGGAACAGCAGCTGAAACTACTGCAGATAATCCATAAGGATCGCTAGTGTAAGATGAACCTAATCTAATTTGTCCCATTTTAATTCCTTTTATTTAAGTTAAAGCCAAGTAGTTTCTACTTGTTGAAAGTTCCCCATCTTTTGTGTAAAAGGAACGTTAGTTGTTGTTAATCTATCTCCGTGTGTCCTGATTACTTCCAGAGCAATAGCAAGAGCGATAACGGTATCATCATTGTGACCAACAATAGCATTTGTCCTACCATTGTCATCAGCCACATAATTCATTAGCTCCCCGATCATTACCCTTGAAGGTATCCATATTTCTTCCTGTTCAATAGCACTTTTAAGAAATCCAATAATAGCTGGCTTAGAAGATGTTGTTGTTCTCCAACCCATCCTAGCCCCTTCTTCTTTAGATACATTAGCCATCTTAGTCTGGTAATACATATTAACATAACCCATTTGGGATAGTCTGTTTAATGTAGCAATACCCATACTATTAGACTCTACTGCCATTAAAGCATTATTATAGTATCTACCTAAATAAAACAATAGATCCCCAAACTTACTGGGATCAATCATATTATTTCTATACACAGCACATACTTCTTTATCTGCATTTATAACTACAGAACAAGAATAATCTTTACCTACTCCTAAAGATACGTCTGCAGCAATAGCAAAAGATTGATCAAAAGTAGGATATTTAAATATCTCAATGGAACCCTGTCGGGCATCCTCCATCATCATACTCTCAAAGTTAAATTCTCTCTGAGCTAATATAGGTTGTGGTATTAATTTATTTAATTTTTCAATATTAAATACATTAGATCCTGAAACAATAAAGGCTTCTTCAGGTGTCGCAGGATACTCCTGCTTAAATTTGTCTACCCCACTCTCAGCTATCTTGAGTCTTCTCCAATATAGTTGATCATTATCTAAGTTAAACCTTGTAACTAATATCTCTTCTTCATCTGTCCTGTCAAACCCCTCAGGTGCATTCCTACGGTATTCAGACATAAGGAACCAAGGAACGAATATAGGTATATACTCATTCTTACCCGCTACAGCATCTGTCCATAACCTGTGAAATGAATTCCCTACTCCATTGGCTGTACTTTCAAGAATAACCTCGGTACCATCTGCCTGAGAAATCCCCTGAAATAAACCAGCTAAGATTTTTTCATCATGAAGCCAGAAGGAAACTTCTGAAAGATGTGCGATAGTTGGTGTAATACCCCTACCCGCCTCAGGAGAACCTGCCGTATATAGTCTATAACCAGAATCATTATGTTCAAACATAATCTCTTTAGCGTTAGATCTCTTTAAAGTAGGTGAAAATTGCTCAGGCATATTAAAAATAATATTCCGAGACATAGTAAACAAGGCATCAGATGTTGCAGCATCATGAGCCATAACAACTGAC